CTCCTGATGCTACCGTATCTTGTCCCTCTGCGTGTGAACTTAGACCCGTTGCACCTGTACTTTCTCCTTCAGCATGTGAATACTGCCCCGACGCTACTACACCGCTTCCCTGCTGTAAGCCATCTACCGTGTAGTTATACGTAAATGCAGCACTTCCAGATAGTAGGTCTAATCCGTTAAAAATTACCTGTGTATCTGATCCGCCAGCTACGTAATTTGCAATGTCTTCCACTGTTGTTTTTACAGTTGTACTGCTTTGTACTACCGGTACAAGTTCTGCTCCTGTCAGCGCTGCTGCTGCGTCTAGTTGCGATATTTTTCTACTTGCCATATTTGTATTTTATATTAGATTATTCGTATGTATTCAGATGCCTCTGTTAATATATAGTCGTCGTTCTCTGCTAACAGGTATCCCATATTACCAAAAATTAATTGATAGTCTGGATTTGTTATGATTACCATTCCCTGTGCGTATAGGATATTTCCCACGTGTGCTCCGCGCTCCTGTACCTGTACGAAATAGTCGTCAGGACTCTGAAAGTATAGTGCCTGTATGTAGCTTGATAGTGTTGATAGATCGAACACGTTTCCATTCCCGTCATCGTATAATGTGCATCCTTCTGATACAAACAGAAAACTTCTTCTTGCTATCTTTTCTCCAAAAACCTCTCTAGGAATTGAAAGCACTTGAATATTGCTATAAGAAGCTGTTGGAAAGTACCTTCTATCGGCTTCGGCTGACCCCGATGCTGCTGTTGACTGTAACCAGTTATCTGCATAGGAAGAGGATACTGGAAAAGAGCCGGTTAAATAGTTTGAGTAATATAAATTACGTATTGATCTATAGGTGAGAGTTTCTTGGGATAGGTTTATTACTTGGTTAATAGGTTCATTTGTTCCAATAAAAACCTTGATACCATACTCCTCAATAGAACTTGATGTATAGGAGCTTGAGTATTTAAGTTTAATTGGAGTAGTAATGACATCTGATGTTTTTAGGCTATTTGATGCTCTACCCATATCTTTTCTATTACCAATCTAATTTTACCCTAACCAAGGCTTCTTTAGTAAAATCTTTAACAAGCGGTCTTGACATCTTTCCTACTGCTAGTAATTCATTTGCTTGGTTGTATAATCCTACAGTTGTTACATACGTTTGCGGATTATTAATTAATGTAGAATATACTAGTTCTCCTGACGAACCTGATAAGTATGTCGGATTTGCACTGTAGTTATAGTCTGTGTTTCTTACCCTTACAAACACGTAGTTGGAAGAAACTGTTTCTTGTGAATTTAGCTGGAAGTTAGCACTTCTTGAAATAGCTTGATATAAGATTGTATTACTTAATGAAGACGTTAAGTATGAGGGGTTATTGGTTTCATCTGGAGCTAGACTGATTCCTCCTGATGCTGCAGGTAGTGCTAAAGCTCTTGGATTCAAGATTAGTGTTCCTATATCTGGTAGGAAAAGTCCGTACGATCCTGAAACCGTATGTCCGTTTGTAGGAGCTCCTGGTATTGTAAAGGTGACTGGGTTACCGTTTGACCCTGATACTATATTGAAAACTCGACCACAATCTAGGAAAGTTACTACGTTAGTTGCAAGGCTGTCGTTAGTTAACTTTACAGTTCCTCCGGATCCTGATAGGGATAAGTTGAAGGTTGTAGTAAATAAAGATTCTTTGTATCGGTTTCTATCAACATTAATTACCCAAATATCTCTTGAACCTGTGTTTAATCCTCCAAAGTTAAAACTAGAAGATTGCGCTGTTAGTCCGGTTCCGTATACAAGAGTCTTATATTGACCGTATGTCACAGCTGATGGAGATACTCCTGGAACTAATTGGTTAAAGTACTGCGATCCTGATCCTAGTTGGTTTCCGTATGCAATGGAAAACTGCACAGCTGCTCCAACTGCACTTGAAGCAGTTTGATATACATTTAAGTAAAAAGCATCCTGGGTTATGGTTGTAGACTGTGATACAGGTGCTGTAAAAAACTGTGTTAAGGTTGGTTGATTAGAGCTCCAAGCAGGAGCTGTTATCGCATCTGTACTGACTACAAAATCCGTAGTATCTAAAGCCGTAAATGACATATATTAATTTTTACAATTTAACTTTTAGTTGCGTTACTGTTTAACAATTTGAACCGGAATCACCTCTCTTGCTCCTGAGTCACGTCCTATAATTGTTATTGTTGTGTATAGTATTGGCTGGTTACCAAACAATGTATTTACAGTTGTGGCCGTAAGATTTATCGATGTTCCTATCACTGTCTTGGATACGTTTGTACCAATTGTAATAGTTGCATTGAGAGCTGTTGCTTCTGCGGTTGTTATACCAACACCGGTAAACGTTGAAGTTGTCCTAACGTCTCCAATAGTTGCTATGTAACCTGACTGCTCAAATGTTGATGTAGCACCCAAGTAATTTAAGGTCTGTGGTGTGATGGTTGTAGATGCTCCTTGTACTAATCTTATTGAAGTTGGAACATTTAGAACCGGCAATTTAGCAGTACCTCTTGGTAATGTTAGAAGTTTGTACTTCATGATCTCTTGATCATCAGGAAAAGCTTGGATGATTGGCATGTTTTCAATTGCCTCTCCATAAAACGCTGACCCTGATGGGTGATTTGGATTGTAGAGCCCGTAATCCACTTCATCGTCAGAGAGTGAAAATTGTGTAATTTGGAAAGAGCCGTCGTTTCTTGCAAGTAGCTCTCTACCTTTCTTCGTTAAAATAGCATCGACAACTACCGATGAATTGTTTAAATATCCCATGTTTTGTGAGGTTTATCTTTTATAAATATCTGTGTTTTTTACTTTTTATAATGTTTATACTGGTACGAAATAATATACCGACATTGTTACTTGATAATTTATGCTACCCGTACCAAATGCCAAGGCTCCTGTAGGAGCTGTGTTTAAACGGTTATCTGTAAGCGGGATTGTTCCTGCTGCTATATCCTTGATTATTACAGACGCACTGTAGTCTATTAATCCCCATGGAGCAATTGTTGGCTGGCTCGCACTTAAATAGTACTCTATACCTCCACTATAAGCTGTTATTAGTCCGTAATCTTCGTAATCCAATCCACCTGTTAAATACACCTGATTTCCGTTCGATTGCTTGAAATATAGACTCGATGAACCTTCACTTAAACCGGTGTAATTTGAAGTTAATTGATAGGCTATTACTCCAGCTATTACTTGATCGTCTCCTGTAACAGTAGGTGTTACTGCTGGGAAATAATCTAAGAAAACGTTTGTGCTGTTTACTGGAAAATACGCAATTGGGGTGCTTCCACTAAATGCGATTATCTGATATAAACTTGCTGACGTTACAAGAGATGTAACATTATACCAATAGCTAGGACTGTTCTGCTGTGTATCGGGCTGGAGAACTAAGGATGCTGACGCTGATGTATAGTAAAGAGTCTGCATTACTGTAAATTAGGATTAAGGTTTTTAAAGATGTTGCCTACGTTATCTTTTATCTCCTTGTTAAGGTCTGATGGTATCAGAATGGTAGGTGATACAATTCCCGGTCTCTTTCTATAATCAACTATTACAGATGTTTCATCGGGCTTTGGTCGTAATATAGCAAAGCTAGATGCTATATTCGCATACGAAGATGTTACAGGTGTATTTAATGTTACTACTCTTTGCTTCTGTGAGCCTGAAATTTGTACATCTACGACTTCATAATAGCTCGCATTCAGGTCTTTGAATTTTCCAAGCCTTATTAAATCATATTTTTGAACTCCTAAATTATCAATTACAGGTGTATAGTAAGTAATGGATTGATTAAAAGGATCAGCTGGTGCTGGTGTAAATAGTGATCCAGTCTCGAAAAGATAACTGCTTGATGGAGAAAATACCAAGGTTCTGTTTGCTAATGATCCTTGACTAGTAGTAGATCCTGTTAAAAATAAAGACGGATCTTGGTTGTAGGATGAAGTATAATCGTATTTTGTAAAAGTTGATAAGGTGTCTTGAATATTTACAAAACTCTTCTCCGTTACTGGGAGTACTGTACTGCTGTCCTCTGCTTTAGTCGATCCTACTTGGAACCCAAATTCAATCACACCAGGTCTCTCATTATTTCCATTCCATCCAAAAATATTATCCTGTGTAAGAAGATATAAGTTAAATCTGTAATACGTACCAGCAGTACAAGCGTGAGTAGCATCAATAGGCACTGTAAATTTTGTATACCTACTCGCTTGATCAAATTTTATTGTATTCGTGGCACCGTAATATGTGATCCCTGGAGTACTTCCAACTGGAGTTAATCCAAAAGCTTTTACGAAATTCCAAGAATCTAGATTTGGATTTGTTGAGCTTTCCAACGTCATATACAACTTAAAAGACATACCTCCTGGTAACCTAGCGTCGTTAGTTATCAATATGAGACGCATCCGTCCATCGAATTTGTAGGTGCTCGTTTTAGGTGCTTTAAATAGTTTTCTAGTACGACCTATGCTTGTCGGAGTTACACTATCAACTAGTAGATCGCTTGCAAGTAAATTATAATTTAGATCTGTAACAACTGGGAATTCTAGGAAATCGAATCGATAGCAATCATTTCGGGGACCTCTTTGTGTATTAGCTGATCCCGGTGCAAAAGTCCAGTTTACAGCCTGGTTTGATGCTTGTCCCCAGCTACTTAAAATTGAGTTAAATTGGGTTTTATCAAACCTATCTGCAGCTTTAATTCCTACTAAGTACTCTCCTGTGTTAGGTATATCAAAAGTATAGGTGCTACCTCCTCTTTCACTGGTTGAGCTTACACTTGTGTTGTCGGGAGATGAGTTTGGACTTGTGAGAGCTTGATCTCCAGTTCTGTCAGCCGTATCTCCAGCATAATATCTATAAGCATTCTCCGTACAAGTTCTTATACTGTAGTTTTGTATTGATTGACTAATTGGTACTTCGTGCTCAAATTTCAAATTTTCATTATCCTCTCTATACAAAATAGGATCGTAGGAAAATCCACCTCTAAAAATCATTTTCTCACCATCCAAATCTTTCTGAAAACTTGGACTCGTTACATCTGAGATTGATAGCACAACTGGTGTTCCTGATTTAAATATGTTTTGTACATCGAAAAGATTATTGTTAGATCTATTTAATTCTATCAGCTGATTATCTAGATCTGTTAAGTACTTTAAGTAGATTGTAGTCTTTGTATAAAAGTTTAAGTTCTCTTCGGGTATATTGTTAACCCATCCTACTTTTATAGAATTTCTATCAATAGCTGCAGACAATCCATAAGAGCTGTCCCCCATGTAACTTCCGGTAGGACCTGTGTATACATTGTACTTTAAACTCGATACCTTAGAACCTTCATACCTAGGTAACGTGCTTCTTCTTAGGAAGTAGTTATAATCTTGCAGTTGTGCAAAAGGTGCATATGGATCTTCTAAAGCTGCCTGTCCTTCGTCTATCGATTTTGTAATAAGTCCGTAGTTTACAGGTACTATTTGATTTGTACTGTAATCTAAGTCTAAAAACCTAGTAGACTTAACAGAGCCTGAAATATTCTGAAAAAGTGCTCCGTAATTTATCCTGCCTATAATACTTCCTGATGTTACTGATATCGAATAATCCGATTGATCAAAAGCTTCACCGTTTGTTACTTCTATTCTAGATCCACTAAACTCTCCTGTGTACTTTTCAAAAGAGTATATGTTTTGTATGGGTATAGATCCTGATGGCGTCATTGTGTATGACGTATACGCTGTAGAATACTTTATTTGAGGTGCGTCCGATGCTGATATAGAAATCATATCAATGGTCTGCCCATAGGAACTCGTTGCTACAACCGGTTCATGTCTTGCATACTTATTTCTCTCTAAAATATGAGACTTAACTATTATACCTGTCATAAGATTAGATCTTGCAGGCACGTAGTCTTGAATCATTTTAAATAGAGCATTATTGTAGTACTTAATTACTCTTATAAAATCCCAGACATTATATCTACTTGAATAGTATGTGTTAAAATAATCATCGCTAACTTCTACTAGCGGTCCATATGAACTTGAGTATTGTAGCGTAGGATTTCCTATCAACTGCTGCACACTTAAGTTAGGTAATGTTCCTGTTATGTGAGCGTTTATTGAATCGGCAGGAGAGAAGCCAACTTGTACATCAAATGAGTTCTTTTGTGTATTGTTGTTGTAATCTTCAATTGTTACGTATGGTGATAGAGTGTTACCTGATATGAGCTGCACACTTCCTGTATACACCTTTAGATCTTCGATCCCTTGTATCTCAGGTCTAGTGAACATATTATAGCCTCCAAACTCCTGCACAGATAGTGTTGTGTTTGGTATACCAAAACATGCTATAAGAGCTTTTATACCTCTCTCAGTACCTTTTGCCTTCAGAATGTACGGTAGATTGTGATACAATCTTTTGTATATTTCTCCCTCTAAATCATTAGGAGAAATAGATTGAAAGCTTGATGTTACTCCCCCTGATAAAGTCTGTAGAGGAATTACGTACTTGTTTATCTTTTCGTTTCCAAATGGTGGTAAGTATATTGAAGCGCTTAAATAATCGTCCCCTGCTTTTGGATATAAGCTACTACTTTCAACTACTACTTGTGCATAACCACTTGACGTAACTGGTAAGATTGATCCTGTCTCATTAATTCCAAATAACGAATAGTATATGTTATCAGACATATTTGTATTCGTATAAAGAGTAACTCCAAGACCTCTTAAGGCATCTCCTACTAAATCTAAGGAGATCCCTTTGTTAGGATTATTTTGAGCCGCAAACCTATTTGTAACATCTTTGTAGTATAGCCATATGTTATCGAAATGCTGGCCTACCATATCCATGAAAGTGAGGTATGGTTGGTTCTCCTCATCCTCTCTTATGTATATTGGTGTCGTATATCGAAGACTGTTGCTATTTAATTCATCATACAACGATGCTGAGTATAGCATGCTCATTGTAGTTGCTGTTGGAGCTATATCAGCACTTCCTAACCAGTTTATGGCTTCCGAAGATGTAATTGAGTATAGGGTATACGGATACAAATCACTACTTTTAGGCCATGCGGTTGACTCCGATGTAAAGTATAAGTAATACTCGTAAGGATCAAACTTAGTTATAATATTATTAATATTAGTTTGTAGTGCTGCTTTTGACTGGCTTACTAAGTAGTTTGTGTTTGATCCTGGTGTGAGATTGTCGAAAGCAGCTGAGCTTGATTGGTAAAGCTCTATCAAACCTATCTTGTATACAAAGTTATTAATCCTCTCAGTTGCAGAGGAAAAATGTATGAAATTTTTAAAGTCGCTATAATCAACGTTTATTCTAACAGCCTTCTCGTCTAATAGAGATTTAATTTGCTGTAAAGAAGTTGGTACTGCTGTTGAGAAAAGAGATGTATAATTGTAGTAAGGAGTTGTTGCTCCTACTTCCTGTTTTATATCTATGTTATAGTTCGGACCTCTTAGTTTTGTAGTTGTATCAACCTCTTCTGCCTCAACCTGTATATCGATTTGATATTCTACTGGCTCTGCCACCTTGGTTACAACCCAGAAACGACTCTTTAATGTAAAATCAAACGGAAGTGGTTCGTATAGTTTAAAAATTATATAACCTACCCCATTCTCCTCGACGTAAACAGCATTAACAGCTATAACAAGTCTGTTTTGAGCAAAATTCAAATAAAAGTCAGGATAGTATCCATTTGATAACAGCTCTCCCGAGAAAACATCGAATGCAGCAGCTAAGTCAGCATTTGATAAATCTTGCCTCGCTACTTTTATTTCTGTTCTTGTTGCTGATATCTCTTTAATCCAGAATTCAAAGCCAGGAGCTGATCTTAGTTGGTTTCTTAAGAAATTATAAGAGATTGTATAGGTGCCTCTATCAATGAGCTCTTTTTTAAGATCTCCAAGTGGATCTAAATATAAGCTACTAAACGTATTGGTTGTTGGATCTACATCAGGTCCTGTTTTGAAAGTGTCGACATTATAGCTTAATCCTATAATTTCATTATTAGCATTATATACAAAATACTCTATATAATCTTGCGTATTGCCGAACGCACTATTTATGTAATTAGTAGTAAGCAGACTCTTATCCGCTTCACTATATTCCTGTAAATCTTCAGGTGTTCCTAAAAACTGTAATTTTACTAATTCCATTATATTAATCTATTCAAATCTAGAAGTGCTTGACTTTGTTCAACTAGCTGCTGTCTAAGTGCATTAATCTCTTCAATATAAGCTCTTTCACTATCTGTAACAACCCCTCCACCTAAATACTCCATACTCCTTTTTGCTAAATATTCATGAGAATTTACATCTCCTGTCGCAGGTATTTGAAAAAATAACGTTTCATAAGCATCGAAAAAATCTTCGACTGTTAGACCGACATCCAAAGAAGCTGTCGTCTCTGTGTACAACTCTGAGAATGATGTATCAACAACTCTATCGTACGTAGCACGCCCGAAGACTTCTTTAACTAACCTCACTTGTTGTTGCGTACTCATCTTATAACTTTAAAAATTAAGTTGTTATCAACTATTATTTCTTCAGCTGGTAGTAGAGCTAGGTCCTCTGCAGAATATAGAGATAGAGCATCATATATTGACTGCTCATTATCGTATATTGATAACGGACCAAAGGTCGTTGAGTAAATTCTCGTCTTTATTAATATACGATAAAATCTCTCGGGTTCCAACCCGTTCATATACATATAAAAATAATTCGATACAGTATCAGCGCTAAGCTTTGTATAATTCGTATCAAAGTCTATAATCATCTCGTTTGTCTTCACATCCTGTATAGCCCAGTAACTTTCTTGAGATAAGTACTTAGCTTGTAAGTATACTGAAGATGTTGTAAACTGTCTCGCTGGATAGGTATCTCTGACAGATGTTCTGAATCTGTAAATACTACCCTGTTTAAAGATACCTGGATTGTTTGCTATTGTAAGTGTAAACTGGTTGTTTAACACATAGTTGCTTCCTACTGGGTAGTAGTGTGAGTCGTCCCATCTAAGCTCTATGCACGGAGGATAAATGGTATGTGTATCGACAGAGAAGAATTTTAAATCTATAAAAGCATTCTGATCCTCTTCTAGTGTCTGTGGGTGTTTTAGTATGAGTCCGTAGTTGGGCCATGATCCAGAAACCCAAGCATCCACTAGGTTAGTAACCTTCATATTAATATCCTTGTTGCTCATATAGTCAAACGACTGACTTGCCGCAAGGTAAAAATTCCAAGAACCTCCTCCTGATACAAATGGTGGAGCTGGGTCCCATTCCCAAGTTGTAAAGACATCATCCCATTTTGCAACTAAAGTCTCCCAGTTATAATTCAAATAATATGTACCACTCCAATTAGGAGATAAATTGTAAGATCCAACGTTATCCCAACAAACACCATTACGAATTTCAGGAACCGTTGCATACTTACCAGTACCCATATTCCAAGATTGTGAAACTGCGTAAGCTTCCAAGGAATAGGTCGTATTTAAGTTCTGTGCAAAGGCTAGATTTAACTTTAAATAGGCATCCCATGATCCACTTACAGACTCACTTATGAAAGTCTTAAGGATCTGTAAATCTTGGTTTGAAAATTGTAATAAAGACCTTCTAACATCTATAGTAGGAAAAATATTCGCTGTTGTCGTATAGTTATCGTTGGCAGCTAGATCGTACGAATAGTACGGTGATTCATCTAATAAAGCTCTATCAAGAAAGCGTAAACCATCTTGTGAATTCTTTACAGATACTTCCAATACCTCATCTCTACCTGCATTTTTTGCTGGGTAAGCTGAGTAGATTGTTGCGTCTGCTGACGGAAATATTTTATATACTGCCATGGTTACATTGTTACTATACGTCCTTGAATGTCAATATCTGGATATCTTACCTCAAAAATACTCGGGTCAAGAGATGGATAAATAATATCCTCTAAAGTTGCTCCTGGTATATCGTATGCGTAGTCTGAGTAGCCGTTGTCACTACCTACGTTATTTGTTATCTGTACGTTTTGTACCGTCTGAACTCCAGCTACTTGATCTAATAAGTTGTAGACTTGATTAAGTAGGATAGGTTGATTTATTTGCCACTTATCTCTATTAAAATAATCTCTCATAACTTCTAAACACGAAGCTATAACTTCCCTTGTAGGATAATTAGGTCTTGCTACTATATCGAAACTAACACCTATATTGATTATATAAGCTGGCTTTACTCTAATGCTGTCATTCAACATTCTATAATCATTCAAATAGGTTTGCATATTCTGCAACATTGCAGCTGCTGGGTAATCGAACTGATTATTTAGATTGTAAGTTAGTAGATATAGAGAAGCTGCTAACGGATCCCTCTCTCCTGGTTCATTTATTTGATATCTGTTAAATAATATATCATCTTTTGTTATGTATGCCTTAGCAACTTTACCGTACTCAGGTGGCATTGACATGGCAATTGCTAAATAATCCTGCTGTGTAACAGCTCTCATTTGAGTAGGAAACTGAGCAAGCGTGTTTAGTCTGATATTCTCATTTGTGTCTCCATTACCACCTCCCACTGCAGGTTCAGTATTATTCACAGCTAAGGTAGCTAAGTAGAGGGCTCCTAGTGGTGGGTTTGGTACCTTAAATTGCGCATTAACCGAGCTTATTACAGTAAGCTCCTCTGAGCGAACATTTGAAACTGCTCCACCTCCTACTAAGTATTCAACTTGCAAAGTAGTATTTGATGGTGCTAGTCCGTAATCTTCCGTTGTTACAAACAACGTTGGATCAAAGGCTGTATTTAACATGGATAATTTATCCACAGTTCCAATTCCAACATTAAAAGGATCTGGTATGATTGCTGATGACGATACCTGGTTTATGCCTGCTCCAAACTCCAATAGTAGTGTATCAGGAGCAGTTAATCTTGTTACGAATCGTCTTGGTGCCGGTGTTTTTTCTAAAACGTATGGTACTTGGTAAGATGATTGATATAGGTTTGGATAAGCTGCTGCAGTATTCTGTACGGGTGCTAAGATATAATCTTGAGCAAGATAAGGTACTTCATACCATAAATCACCTGTTACTGCATCTGTTACTTTTGATACCTGTACTATATTTGTATCCGTAAGTGTTACGGATGGAAACCTTGTAGCATTGCCAAAGCTGTATGTTGCTGTTTTCCTTCTTCCTGATAGTGCCTGTACTGTCTTCTTTAGGATGTAGCTTTCAGGTTGATTTGTGATAGGATTAACTTCGTACACATTAATCTCTGTAGGAGACATCGATGATGACACGCTAAAATCAACAGCTGCAACTGTATCGAATACAATGGAGGGATTTACGTTTGATGCAATCTGCATTCCCTCTTCTATAACAAGTGCATAATTAAAATCAGGTTGACGTACTCCTCCTAATGTTTTAGCTGGTATTTGTTGGTATAAATCAACGTTAACAATTGCGGCTGATGTTGCTCTAGGTCTATACCCTAGCATGTAAGCAAGTGAATATACGTTGCTTTGCTGTTTTGCAAACTCCAAGAAAGTCTCTTGTAGCTGGTTATCTAGATAAAAAGATAATACATCCCCAACATAGGAAGCCATGTCAATAAACATGGTGCCTGGCGATGCTGTAGTAAAGTCGTTGTAGCTAGTCGGATAATAAGACTTAGCATACTCAATCAGAGCTTGTTTAAACGCTGTAAAGTCTTTATTAAGATATTTTATATCAGGTTTAGCCATTTTGTAAAGTTATAATAATTTCATCATCTTCTCCACTTACTAACCTATAAGAGAATTGTACATTTATCAAACTAAAATCCGGATCAGATACAACTCTCACAGTTATATCTTGCACCATTGGAAATTGGTTCTGAACTGTAGTCGCTATCGTAGATTCTAGTGCTTCGTTTGCTTCTTGTGTGATTTGCTCAAAAATAAAAGATCTCAAACCAGCTCCGAATCTAGGATTAAAAATCCTCTCACCTCTATCTGTTAATAGATAGTTTATTATATTATATTTAATTTGATCTTTTGTCGTGTAGACAGTTGTAAAAGCCGAAGGAGTGTTAAAAGGTAGTGCTACTCCAAGCCCTACTGTAGATCTTGGACTAGCTGTATTTAACCTATCTACTATATACGCCATTATAAAACTCCTTTAGCTTTTAAGTTACTCATCAAATTTGTAAAATCCGGCACTGCGTTTATTTCAATCATCTCCATGTTTGAACTTGGTCTAGCTGTTGCTAGCATCTCATTTACTGAGGTCGCTACTGGTGTATCCATTTGATGTTGCCTCGACATGCCAAACCCAAGCGCATTGCTTGAATCGTAGCTAAAAGAGGACATATCGTCTACTGACATATCTCTAGCTGTTTCGGATAGTAAACTGCTGAGAGGATTGTTGTTTGCTAACTGAGGAGCTACTAGAGGAGCTTTTCTTGTGTTTAGAGTGCCTGGAACCTCTGATTTTTTAGGCTCCGCTCTCTCTACAACTTGCTGCTTTCCTTGACTATTAACTGTAATAGCTTCTTTTAAGATTTCCGCTAGTTGCTCTTGAATAGCTGCTCTAACTTCCTCTCGTATTAACTTCCTAAGTGTGTCTAATTTACTCATCTCAATATAAATATTTAAGTTTTAGCTTTTCTACTAATTATCCGACTTTCTTAGCAACATACTTCCAGTCTGGATGTTGATTGCTTGGATCAGCTTGTGTTTTAGCAATTTGAATAGCTGTTGATTCACTTGCTGCTGATATAGTATATATCTTTATTGCTTTGTTGTTGCTATATATTTGAACTTCGAACTTACTCAGAGCTCCTGCTGGAGGAGTTGGTTGTGTTGGATTAAATACCACGCTAGCTTGCGCTCTTTGTTGAGCTGCTTGCTGGCTAAACTGACTTTTGTAGCTATTCATTCTAGCTCGTACTCTTTTTCTAAGCTGTTTACCTCCATTCAAATCGTCTATGAATGAACCTAAACCTACACTCGCTCCCGCATCTTGTTGGAAATTTAAGTCGTCACTTGTTAAATCGTTATCAGTTAGAAAAGATAAAGATTCTGTTATTACCTCTATATTAGCATCTATTTGACCTAGTCCTGGTTGTACTAGTCCTGCGGATACTAGTTTTATTTTTACTTCCTGTATTATTACAGCTAGGTTCGTTGCAAAGGTTAGATCAGACTGTAGAGCAATTCTACCTAGTTTATCGATTGCTATTCCACGCCTTCTTCTATTAGTTATTCCCTCGTCTACAATCTCCTCGTCTATAACTTGAATTTTATATTCTCCAAACGTTGCTGTCGATGGATTTACTCTTCCATCGTAGTTTAGTAGTAAGGTTTGTAAACTTGTCTGTAAATTTTGTAAATTTTGATTTGTTTGCTGCAGCTGCTCTAAAACAGGAGAGTTTTTCATACTTTCGCAGCTTGATAATACTTGTATTAGTTTATTTAATCTAGTTTCTAGTTGTATAGTATTTGCTTGCACGTATCTAACAACTGTTAAAGTTATTGATAATAGTGCATTAACTTGTTTTAAAATGTTAACTAGATCTCTTATAAATCTATCGAATTTCTCCGCTATACCTCCTAGAGTTACTACTATGCCAGCGGTCGTAAAAAATGATGGTAAGGGTAATCCTCTCAAAAAAGCAATTACTACTCTAAAAACCTTAATCAGAACAATTGCTATCTTAATAATAAATTGGCCTTTTATTATGACTCCTTGTATTTGATCTGCTGTCTTAGTGAAAGATGTAACTGAATCATTTATACGCTTTATGAATGGTAGTAGGTCAGTTGGATCTACAAAATCCTGGACGGCTTCTAGTTGCTTTTGTATAATAGAAGGGGGTATTAGATTTAAAAAACTAGATACATCCCTCAAATTGATATTTTCAATTGTTACACATATTGTTCTTAGCTTGTTTATATTTTGTAACGCTTTTTGTAACTCCTGGTTATCTATGTTCCTGTAGTCAGTGTACCTTTGTAAACCTATCACTATATCATTCATGAAGGTTAGAACACTCTGCATTTCTGGAGCTGCTGTTAGTAGTTCTTTTTCCTCTGGTTCTAGTATTTGTTTTCCATCTACGTCTTTAATAGATAATACATCACTAAAGGTTGTTTGTATGTACTGTACTAACTGTACTAGATTAAATTTTTTAGCATTAGTACCTGCTATATCAGTATTCTGTTGCTGTGTACTCTCGTTTGATTGTGTTTGAAGAGTCGTTGGAGTGGTTTGTTGTTGTGCCTGCTGTTGGTCGATTACATCAGCCTGCCCTCCTGTAATAAATCTACCTATTAACCTATCCGGAGCTGACGTGAAGGCATCAATTGCTGTTTTCACAGCTGTAGCTCCATCCTGTATCTGATATAACGATTTTTCTAATTGAGTAGGTTGCTCTGATCTGCGTTGGTTCGGTTTTGCAAGTTGACTATATAAATAATCAATTACATTACACAGATCAATTGCTAGTAGATCGTCTAGGTTTGGAAATAATCCTTTTTGTATTTGGTTTTTTAATTGTTGCTTTCCTCTAGCTACAATCCTTTGTCTTGGACGACTTGCTGCTGCTACATCTTTTTCTGCTGCTTTTTTATTTCTATCGTCTGTTTTTGGTACATTAACAAGTGCTCTGTTACCCCATAAGATATTATCAACCGCAAGCTGCGAGTTTGAGACAACTCTTGCATATGCCATTACTGCTGTTTCTAATCCTTTTTGTATTTTTGACATCTTATAGAGTATATGTTACATTAGATAATGTTGATTGTAACGTAGGTCTTACACCTTTAATAATACCCTGTAATATTTCAGCTGATCCCACAATTCGAGTTATAGCTTCTGATAAATCCTCTGGATTTGATCTTAGAGTTGCTAGATCTGCTGCTAGAGCCTCCAATTGAAGGAGTATTCTGTCGAACTGCTGTAAAAAATCATTACCCCTGATAACCTGATTACCGGCTGTGGCAGCAGTAAGTCCTAGTTCTATTATGGGAGAAGCTATGACAACTCCGTTGTTAGCGTCTACATTAAAAGTGCCAGTTGTCGATACTGCTACTGCCTTTTTTCCGAACAGAAATATAGAATCGTCTTGTGAATGTAGTAAAACTCTTCCTGATGAGAGTATAACTTGATTACCTCTGTACGGGAACTGTGGAGAATATTTAGGAATAGTTGCCATCAGATCTTTTGTAATTGTGTTATTAGTGGTATTCTCACGTTATTAGGTAATCCCTCTGCTTTCAAAGCATTAACAGCTTGTACATAGGCTGTCTGCAATCTATCAGCGCTTCCTGTTACAGCTAACGTAACTTCTCCTGAAGTGGAGACTGCTCTTAGTGTTACTACCGATACTCCTGTGGATGTGTACTTATCTCCTAAAACCACTAACCCTTGTGAGGGGGTAGGTGTAACAGATTGTGGTTCCTGTTCTTCTCCGTTTATATTGCTAGTTCCAGAATATAGACTGGATGATTGTATTGCTTGCTGTTGTATTTTGTCAACTAATTGAGGGGATAGATTATCCGTTGTTATTGGTACCTTTGTTAGTGTTTTAGTCTGTGTTATACTATTTTTTAACTGAACGTCGAAGCTAGCTAATGAGAAATTGTTTTGTATATCATCTATGACTATTGCTTGTCCGGACGTTAAATAAATAGATGATTTGTCTTTATTTATGTCTTCTACTACAGGTACCCACGGATCTGTACTAGCAACCCTACCCTCTCCATTTCTTATTATAATAATAGGATCACCATCTTCTGTTGATACAGCCCAGTTATTTTCGGAAGCATTCGCATTTAAACTAGATCCAAATCTTATAGAGTTGCCCCATCTACCTTCCAATATTACATCCCCTACAAAAGGTCTCAGTGATCTAGTGCTTCTTTCTACAAAATCATTGCCAAATGATATAGGCAATGCTTCTTTCTGTTTTGAAAAACTAACACCTCTTAATTTATCTTCGTTTGTCAATGAATTATCAATTCCTTGCAGTAGTGCATATTCTGCTAGATCAGGAAAGGCGTTATGGTTGGTTGCTCTCCATAAATTGAAAGACGGCATATAGTAGTAGTCTTGTGTACCGGCCCTATCATTCAGGGCTACACTAGGTCCTGGTATTATATACACAAACTCTTTCTCAATGGGCAGACTTTTGAAAAAAGGCCACATGGGAGATGCTAAGGGATTTCCTTCTGCTTCAACTGTAAATTGCTGCCCTGAGTTAAAGACTAAGAACCTTATTTTACCTATGTCGGTCGGATCATTATAGTCAGGGTCCAAAGTTTTACCATCCTCTAAAAAGGGTCCTAATATAACCTTGGTAACTTTACCTATTATATAGGAAGCTCCGGTTGAATTGAGAGAAGGATTACCTGTTAAAAGACTCTGAAATGACATTAGTTCTCTGAGTTAGGAAGTTGTTTAATCTCCGTTTTTTCTAATGGAGCTGTTGTCTTTTGAATATCGTTAAATAAAAGCTCTAAATCTTTCTCATTTAATCCCGACCCCTCTCCCGCTGCAGGAGCGGCTATCTTTTGTGTGATCTGAGCTAGCTTAACTAACGCTTCATCGTTTTTAATGTCTGAATCAAGATATCCCTTAATGAGGGGAACCACAATCACAGCATCTCCAGGCTCACTCACCATTTCGGTAAGTTGATTGATCAAAACTTTGATCTGAGATTGC